TCCCCCGTGGCTCAAAAAGCGCTTAAATTTGCATTTTTTAGAGCGGGTTTATATTCTTTTATGAACTAATTGAAAGGTCAGCCCAATGTCTGTAACTGTCTATGTACTTCCTGCTTGCGTCCAATGCAACAGCACTAAGAGATTATTAGACAAGAGCAACATTGAGTATGAGACCATTGACCTCTCTACTGACCCCGAGGCCTATGAAATGGTCAGAGGCTTGGGGTATAACCAGGCCCCTATTGTTGTGGCCGGAGATGACCACTGGTCTGGGTTTCGTCCTGAAAAAATAGAGACCCTTGTATGAGGTCATCTACTTCTCAAACGTATCGGGCAATACCCATAGGTTTGTAGAAAAACTTAGCTTCACAGCGAACAGGATTCCTGTTCATTGGAATCCAGATGAGCCCTTGCTTATCGAAAAACCTTCGGTCCTCTTTGTACCTACTTACGGTGGAGGAAACGACGACAAGACTGTCCCTAGACAGGTTGTCAAGTTTCTAAACATCAAAGCAAACAGAGAAAACATTAAAGCAGTAATTGGGTTTGGCAACACGAACTTCGGTCCGCATTTTTGTGCAGCAGGAGAGATAGTTGCCAGGAAACTTGGTGTTCCTCTGCTTTATCGTGTAGAAATATCTGGAACACCTGAAGATGTACAAGAAGTCAACGAAAGGCTAGAAACACTGTGGAAAACTACAACTATCACGAGCTGAACGCAATGCTCAATCTATGGAGCGATGACAAGACAATTCAGTTTGACAAAGACCGAGAGGCTGCCCGTCGTTACTTTTTAGACCATGTAAATCAGAACACGGTATTTTTTCACAGCCTAGAAGAGAAGATTGACTACCTAATTGAGAATGAATACTACGAAGATATTTGGTTTAAGAAACTTTACACGTTTGACTTTGTAAAAGATTTATATAAGCGTGCCTATGACTTTAAATTTAGGTTCCCTACTTTCTTGGGCGCATATAAGTTCTACACCTCATACGCACTAAAAACGTTTGATGGTGAGCGTTATCTGGAGCGCTTCGAAGATAGAGTCGTGGCAAATGCTTTGGTCCTCGCTAGAGGAGACAGAGCTTTGGCAGAAAGCTTGGTAGATGAAATTATCTCTGGTCGCTTCCAGCCTGCTACTCCTACCTTTTTAAATTGCGGTAAGAAACAACGTGGAGAATTCGTTAGCTGCTTCCTTCTCAGAGTCGAAGACAACATGGAGTCAATCTCCCGAGGCATCAACTCAGCCCTGCAGCTTTCAAAGCGTGGTGGTGGAGTTGCATTGAGCCTTTCCAACCTCCGTGAAGCAGGCGCCCCTATTAAAAAAATTGAGGGCCAGAGCTCGGGGGTAATCCCAGTTATGAAGCTCTTGGAAGACAGCTTCAGCTATGCAAACCAGTTGGGTGCAAGACAGGGTGCCGGTGCTGTTTACCTAAACGCTCACCACCCAGACATTATGAAGTTCCTAGATACCAAGCGTGAGAATGCTGACGAGAAAATCAGAATTAAAACCCTCTCTATTGGTGTCGTGGTTCCAAACATCACACTGGAGCTAGCAAAATCCAATGAAGACATGTACCTCTTCTCTCCATATGATGTAGAGAGCGTTTATGGAGTCCCCTTTGGCGACATCTCAGTAACTGAGAAGTATCAAGAGCTAGTGGATGACCCAAGGATTCGTAAGAGCAAGGTCAAAGCACGTGAGCTTTTTGAAAAGATTGCAGAGCTTCAGTTTGAGTCTGGCTACCCTTATGTTTTATATGAAGACAACGCTAACGACTCTAACCCAGTTGAAGGACGAATCAACATGAGTAACCTCTGCAGTGAAATTCTGCAGATTAACACTCCAACTACTTATAACGCAGACCTTAGCTACAACGAAATTGGTAAGGACATCAGCTGTAATCTAGGTTCACTCAATATTGCAAAGACCATGGAGTCTCCTGACTTTGGAAAAACTATTAAGACAGGTATCCAGGCTCTTAGTGCGGTGGCTGACTTTAGCTATATAGAATCAGTTATGTCTATTGCTGAGGGTAATAAGAGGTCCAGGGCTATTGGCTTGGGTCAAATGAACCTGCATGGCTACCTAGGTAGTCAGCACATTCACTATGACTCGGAAGAAGCGGTTGACTTTACCAATATCTATTTCATGTCTGTTCTCTACTACGCACTAAAGGCCTCTATGGAACTAGCTAAAGAGACTGGCGAAAAGTTTGACAACTTTGAAAACTCTAAATATGCAGATGGGTCTTTTTTCAACAAGTATGTTGAGCGCAAATGGGCTCCTGAAACTGCCGAAATTAAAGATATATTTAATAAGTCCAAGGTCGAACTTCCTTCTGTTGAGGACTGGGAGAGGTTGAAGGCAGACGTTATGAAGTATGGCCTCTATAACCAAAACCTGCAGGCTGTGCCACCTACTGGCTCTATCAGCTACATAAACAACTCAACTTCTTCTATTCACCCAATTGCAGCCCCCATTGAGGTCCGCAAGGAGGGGAAGCTAGGTCGTGTTTACTACCCAGCTCCGGGATTGACTGATGAAAACCTTGAATATTTTAAAGATGCATATGAAATTGGTCCGGATGCGGTCATCAATATTTATGCGGCTGCAACGCAGCATGTTGACCAGGGTCTTTCATTGACACTATTTTTCAAAGACACAGCAACCACCAGGGATGTCAACCGCGCTCAGATTATGGCGTGGAAAAAGGGTATCAAAACCATTTACTACATCCGTATCCGTCAGGACGCCTTAGAGGGAACAGATGTAGAAAATTGCGTTAGCTGCATGCTTTAATGGTAAAAATATAAAAATAAGATAAGTCATACAAAAGGAGAATCATGGAACAAATTAAGGCCATAACACGGCCAGTTAACTGGAACAAGGTCGAAGACCCTATTGACCTAGAGGTCTGGAACAGGCTCACCCAGAACTTCTGGTTGCCTGAAAGAATTGCTATCTCGAATGATATGCAGTCATGGGAAACGCTAACGGCTGACGAGAAGCAACTGACTATGCGTGTATTTACAGGATTGACCTTGCTTGACACCATTCAGGGCACAGTCGGTTCTATGAGTATTATGCCGGATGCCAGAACTCCTCACGAAGAGGCTGTCATCACCAACATCGCCTTCATGGAAAGTGTTCACGCCAAAAGTTACTCAAGCGTGTTTTCAACGCTCTGCTCCAGTTCAGATATTGAGGAAGCTTTCCGCTGGTCAGAGGATAACCCATATCTTCAGAAAAAGGCAGAAATTATCCTTAGCTACTACAACGGTGAGGACCCCTTGAAGCGTAAGATTGCCTCGACTCTTTTGGAAAGCTTTTTGTTCTACAGCGGTTTCTACCTGCCAATGCACTGGTCATCCAGAGCAAAACTAACCAACACAGCTGATTTGATTCGCCTAATCATTCGTGATGAGGCTGTACATGGCTACTACATTGGCTACAAGTTCCAGCTTGCATACAATGAGGTAACCCCTGAAAGGCAGCAAGAGCTGAAAGACTACGCATACGACCTGTTGATGGAGCTTTACGAGAACGAGGTCAAGTACACAGCGGACTTGTATGACGAGATGGGTCTTACTGAAGATGTAAAGAAGTTTTTGCACTACAACGGCAATAAAGCATTGATGAACCTAGGTTTTGACCCGCTGTTTGCCAAGGAGTCTACAAATGTAAATCCAGCAATTATGTCTGCCCTCAGTCCTAATGCCGATGAGAACCACGACTTCTTTAGCGGGTCTGGTAGTTCATATGTGATTGGTAAGCACGAATCAACAACTGACGACGACTGGGACTTTTAGGAGGGACTATGTACTGCGGGTGCGGTAACTGCCAATGCGGCGATAATAAGTAAGACTAGCCACCCTTCGGGGTGGCTTTTCTTTTATATACTGTAAAAATGCCTACTTATGAATACATCTGTACGAATGGTCACGAGTACACAGAGCTCCGAGCCATGTCTGAGGAGCAGATTAGGTCGACTTGCGCTAAACCCGACTGCGGCACTAAACTAATACGAAAGTTCGGTACACCGCCAATCACCTTCAGGGGTGGTGGCTTTAGCGCACAGCGAGGATAAATTTTATATGCAGTTTAACAACATAAACTTTCCCGAGTTTACCGATGATGGAGTACCTCTATGTGCACAGACTGACCCTGAAATCTTCTATCCAGCAGAAGTTGGTGAGGCTTATGGTACTGGCAACTTAAAGGCTCACTACAAATATGAGCGAGAGGCTAAGGCAATCTGTCGGAAGTGCGACCTGCAAGAGGCTTGCCTCAGGTTTGCTCTTGAAAATAGAGAGCAAGGCATCTGGGGTGGAACAACTGAAAATGATAGAAAGCGCCTCCGTCAAATATTAAAAAGACGCTCTATTTAAAGATTGGTAGAATTGCTCCTAGGAGAGAAACTAATTAGTTAATTAATCCTAGGAGAACAATCATGGGCATTTTTGCTGAGGTATTCCGTAGGACTGGAGCATTGATTATTCTGCGTATTAGCGGAACCTTTGCTGGTGGTTCTATTGCTGGAGTTGAGCTCTGGCAATCCGCGGCAGTGGCCGCATTCATCGGCGTCATGGACGTTGCTGAAAACATTTCTCGTGCATACATGACTGACGGTAAGTTGGACATGGACGAGATTAACTCTGCATTTGGTAAGGCTGCTGTACCCGACGAGGACCCACAGCTAGCTGCATCACTTCCAGATGATAACGAATTTAAGTAACTAAAACTTAATTTCAAACAGCCCCTCTTGACTTTTTAGTTAAGAGGGGTTAATCTTTACCCATGAATTTTAATGAATGGTTAGAATACGGTATTAAACAAGGCTGGGCCGGACCAGATGTCTGCTACACTCATGATGGCCTCCCTACTGATGAGGCTGAGGAAGCGGAGTTTGAGGAAGGCTCTGACCCTTGTCTACACATAATTAGACTTTATGAAGACAAGCACCACAAGAAAAGAATAGAGACCAACCACTCTCCTTCTGTATGGAGAGCGACTAATAAAGGAATAGTAATTAATGGCTAAATCTAAGGGCGGCTCCAAGCCAGCTCAGTCGAAACCAACATCTGACCGAAATAGCGGTAAAGCTTCAAAGAAGCGTCCAAAGGTCTTTGACCCCGTAAAGCGCCGTCTAATCACCAAAGAGTAGAGTTCGTTACACTTCTGTTATACTATAAGTGACCCCCTACAAAGGCGTAGTTTGACGCGACCGAAAGAAACTATGCCTATATATCAATACTACTGCCCCAGCTGCAAGAATGAAATTCCTGTAAATCAGAAGACTAAAGATAAACTAAATCTTATTTGTTTTTCTTGCAATAACTACAGATACATCAAAAGCTCATACGTAAAAACTGTGCAAGATTGGTTTGACAAAACTTTTAACTGATGTAGCGCAATTTAGGGTTTTAGTGTAGTATTTTTGTGTCTATGAAAAGTAAAAAAATAACTTTTAAACCGTTGAGCGAAATGGCCGAGGGTGTTGTGCCAAGGCCGCAACCGGTTGGTAAATCTATGCCGGAGTGGTGGAAAAATATGCCAGCATTTTTAAACGGTAGAAAGCCAAAGTTTAGTAGTGACGGGGGTTCTGTAGACGCCTCTGTGAAAATGTGCGTCCCGTTTGCAGACACTTTTAGGGTCGGCTACGTTCAGTGTACTTGGACAGATATCTATATAGAGCCGCATGAGTTTGACGAAGATGGTTTTTTATTTTACTTTGCCAGCCAACCAGAACCCTTTAAGGATAGGCCTTCTTCTCAACTTATAGGTTCCCATCAAGTTCAATCATACTACCCTGTGGAACTTGAATGGAAGACTCAGTGGGTCCCGAAACTTCCTAAAGGGTATAGCGCACTGCTAACCCACCCCCTTAATAGAGATGACCTACCTTTTCAAACTTTGTCCGGAATTATTGATGCTGATAAGTACCACCAGGACAATGACGGTAACCATCCTTTTTATATTAAAAAGGGCTTTTCTGGGTTAATACCAGCAGGTACCCCTATGTATCAAATTATCCCGTTTAAGAGAGATAATTGGGTATCCAAAGCAGAAAAGTACTCCAAGGAGGTTATTTATGAAAGCATTAGAGCTCATAATAAGTTTTGGGGAGCCTACAAAGATAAATTTTGGACTAAGAAGAACTTTAAATAGTAAGGAAAATTGTGCACGGTGAAGAAGAAACATTTATATCTCTGACAAAAAAGCTGTTTAAGCAACAATTTTGTAGGCACAAGGTGTCTGACTGGGCGACTTGCCCATATACCGGCAGAAAGTATGAAAACTGCATCAAATGTGGTGCCAGACTGTCCGTTGTAAAGGCTGACAGTGTCTGAAACATATAAGGATGTTGAAAACATTGAAGATTTTGAGACATGGCGCCGATATGGGTATAGCAACTTCCGCTGGGTGTTTAACAAGCTCGAGTTAGCTGTTCGTCAAGGCTTAAAAGCGGGGCCTTCTGCTACGGCCCCGGATAAGTCTGGTTCTTATATTATTAGACCTATCTATAACCTTTACGGGATGGGGTTGGGGGCGCAAAAATTTGATTATGACCTTACTGAGCACAAAGGAGCAATGCTAAACGGCGAAATTGTTCCTCCAGGGTATTTTTGGTGTGAGTGGTTGGCTGGTAATCAAATATCGGTGGACTATAGGCGTTCAGTTGACCGAGGAAACTCTTGGGTGGCTAGCAGCATTATGCAAGGCTTCCATAAAAGCGATAAAGATTTAACTAGATTTGCCTTCTGGGAAAAATTAAATGTAGATGAAGCTCCGCCTGTAGAAAGTTTTATTGTCAAGCCAGAGTTTTTAAATGAATCCAGCTTTACAGGATTTAATGTTGAATTTCGTGGCGGAGTTATGACTGAGATTCATCTTAGGTTGGGTAACGATTATTTCGACGACCTGCCTGTCGGGTCGAAAGTCTATCCATTCTGGGAAGGCTCCGACGAGCCAAAAGGAGAGTGGAGAGATAATCCACCAAGTGTCATAGACCTTTCAAGCAACGACAAGCTATCTGGTAAGAGGCTTGGGTTTAAGATTCAAAGACCTGAGTATTAAGGTACTAAATATAGCATATTGTTGACCAGTATTTTGCTGGTTTTGGCTAAAACCCTATGTACAACTTTTGTTATATAAACTTAGGTCTAAGGTTATATAAAATAAGGTAGAATTATTGATATGCCTCCACTACTGTTAGCCATCGTTATTTTAGTTTCAGTGTGGACTTTAGTGGTTCTTTTGGCCCTTGCTTATGCTTTCGGGAGAGAGCGAGAGAGGGCTATGAACGAAAAAAAGCTAAATAAGCTCGTAGACAACTGGTACCCTCTATCTCCTAAGCCAGAGATAACTGGTTTTAAGTATCGGATACGTGAAGAATTCGGATTGGAGCAGCCGACAGATGTCAGACGCCCCTACTGGTAAGTGTTTGTTGTATGCACGTGTATCAACACTTATGCAGGTAAGTGATGGTATATCCCTAGACGCTCAGGAGCGACAGCTAATTACAGCAGCTGAGTTCCACGGGTTTAATGATTGGGAACTGGTGCGTGAGGAAGGTCGTTCTGGTAAAAACATCAAGGGCAGGCCCAAACTGCAAGAGTGCTTTGAGATGCTAGAACAAGGAATTGTAGACGCCCTTATTGTTACTAGAATCGACAGATTGTCTCGTTCAACCAGTGACTTCCTGCAAATAGTGGATAAGTCTGCCAAGGAGGGGTGGAGATTGATTCTGTTGGACCTGAACCTAGACACTTCTACTTACCAGGGGAGGTTTGTGACTACTGTGATGTCGGCGCTCGCGGAGATGGAGCGTGGCATTATCGCCGAGCGTGCAAAAGATATCCACAAGGACCGACGACAACAGGGATTGGTGTGGGGAAAAGACTTAGGGCCCAAGGCAGATAGTAGAGACGAGATAATGAATATCATTAGCGATTGCAGGGAGGCGGGTATGTCATACAACAAGATAGCCCAGAAGCTCAACTTAGAAAAATACCCTACGAAAAACGGAGGCTTGTGGTATGCTACGACAGTATCTAATTTTTGGAAGCGTGCATCATGATATTTAA